CAGCACGAACTACTTTAAGATGATCTGAATATTGCAGGAAACTTGCAGCTGCAAACCAATTTTCAAATTGATTACTAGTTGTCTTGGGTTTACCAAAAATTTCAATCAATTCCTTTTCTGAACCGACCGATACTACAGAAGATACTGGACCCTTTTCCCATGCACCAGCAATCGCACCAATAGTGGTTTGAACAGCAGGAACTACATTTGTTAGATCAATCTCTCTGGTATGTACGCCAGGTGAAACTAAAAAGCTCATATCGTTACTCCTTTATATTAAGAGTGTTTTTTTGTATTTCAAATATATTTATAAAAAACCAGTTTCCAAAAATCCTCTTTTATAAGTGTTATAACATATAAATAATTCTATGCCAAATGCACATTATGAAAAATATAAAGACACAATCAAAAAGGTAGCTCGTAGAAATTATCGAAAAAGAATCATTCTACTTAACGAATTCCTATCAGATAAGTCCTGTAACCACTGTGGAGAAAGTGAAACTATATGTCTCAAATTCTATCCTCATGATTCAGAAATACGAAAATTAACAAAGCGAGTTGGTACTAATAATAAAAGTCGTAAAGAAATATTTCATCTGGTAGATAACTCCACCATATTATGTTCAAATTGTTGGATCAAAGCAGATAACGATTTAATTGAATTTATTTAGTTTTTTACCAGTTTGAACCATAATCTCGTACTACAGGATTCCATCTAGTACCATATTCATCTATAACTTCACCAATATTTTCATCTTCCAATCCTGTAACAATAAATCCAAATGGGGCCATATCCTGTTCTAGAGCATCTTGTTGTTCTCTCATCATGGTTTGTCGTACATCCATATCAGTCAATTCTTTAAAATATGTCTGATCAGAAGTCCATGCAAATAAGAATAAACATGCAACTAAATCATCTGTACAACCATCATCAGCTTCAAAGGAGTGTCCCTTCACAATATATGTAGATAATTCACTAATAATATCCAAATCTTCTATTATTAATTTGTTATCTTCTATTAATTGTTTAAGATTAGAACAACCAACTTTTTTTACTGTTTTGGTAGTTCTTACTCCTAATTGAGCTCTACCACCAGAAAACCCACCACCCAATACTTGGCCTGCTCTACCACGCATAGATGCCATAATAAGATTATCATATTCTAAATCAAATTGCATAGTAGTTGCAACCTGTTCACCAATGTCATTTATTTCTATAAGTACAAATGCTTGATTGTATGCTCGTGCAATATCATATATTTTAGAAGGAAACAATATTGGTTTTATCTCATTGTCTCTATATTTTACAACAATTCTATAAGGCATTTCTGATACATCAAACACCAAAAATGCAGAATAATCATTTGATGTGCCGCGAGAAACATCAGCTGTCAACACATAAGTATGTCCCTCTTGTGGTTTATCATATAAATCCAATCCAGCATTTGATTGCCTGGGATTTTTATATGTCATAGTTTTTAATTTTTGGGTTGAGATTAATGTGTCAATTGATCCCAAAAACTCACACCCAAATTCTGAATTGAACTGTGATGCTGAAGTATTCTGGATTGTTTCTTCTTTCCATTTCTCATCACGGCCAGGAATTTCGCTCCAATGTACCTCAATAGGAATATAGGAGTTTCTTTGATTCTCTGCATCAGTCCACAACTTGTAGAACATATTCATACCGTGTGGGGTAGAAACAATCACTACTTTTGTGGTTTTTCCTGAAGATATTGTAGGATACACTGAACTAAAGAACTGTTCTGCAACATTTGCTGGGACGTAGGCAAACTCGTCCAAGAATATAATATTATAAGACCCACCACGAACAGCGCTTGCAGAAGTAGAAGATGCCAATATTTTAGACCCATTTTCTAACTCCAAACTTCCTTTGTTCCATGTCATCACTCCTTGCTGCAACCACTTAGGTAAATTTTCGTATGCGAGTTGTAATCGACCAAGCAAATCTCTTGCAGTAGCTGCCTTGTTCGCAAGAATTGCTACGTTAACTGTTGGGTTAAATAAAACGAAATGCAACAAATATGCAATGATAGTAGTCGATTTGCCGGATTGTCTAGGAAGTTTACAAATAGTAAACCGATTATTATGAAATGTCCCTATCATTTCCTTCTGAAAATCGTAGAGTTTAAATGGAATAAGGCCTAGGTCTAGAGAAATAATTTTAATATATGTCTGTATAAAATACAGAGGATCATTCATACACTTGGCATATTCCTTGACCTCTTCCTGAGTCCACTCTTGAGCAACATTGGCTTTCTTTAGATTAGGATTTCCTAAATATGTTTCCATTTCTAACCTTCTATTAAGAAATTACATGCTATACTTATTCTTATCGCATCTTTAGTTCCAGCACCAACACCATGTTCTAACCAACTTGGAAATATTATTGCTTCCCCCTCATTAAAAGGTCTTTTTCTAATCACATTAGCATATGGTTGTTTCAAATAGTGATGAGACTTATCCATATATTCTAATAATCTAGGGTCTTTAAGATAAAGATTTGCATCCTCTGTTGGTGTAACATAATAAACACACGACCAACTAGCTTCCTCATGAATATGGGGCAAAGTATATTCACCTTTTCGACTTATGTTAGCCCAACTATTAATCATTCTAATAGAAGCATTATCAACATAAATTTGACCTAATATCTCATTTACACCAATAAGAAGAGATTTTTTCAAATCAGGAAATTCAGAATCGAGCAGGTCTTTATTACTTTGCCACCCACTACCCTGTATAGAATCAAAACGAAAACCTAAACCTTTTTGTTCTCTCTCTAAAATTTTGTTTTTTATTTGTTCATTATCAATATTATTAACTGTAAAAGTATATGTGGTGGTAGGCCACATGTATCTACTTTTTACATTTTCAATTACTTTCATCCTTTAATTTATCCTTTAACATAGTCTGAAGTTCTTTAGTAGAACCAATGAATAATGCATTTGTTACATTCTTAGGTGCATTATTAGGCACCTCTTTTAACTTACGCATCTTCTCTTGCAAATCACCTAGTTTTTCGGTAACTTCTGCGACCTGTTTGATAAGATTTCCAGCAACCTCATATGTTCTTGGATGCTCACTTTCTTTTGCAAGTTCCAATATTCCATCAATCGCAGCTGAACCTTTTTCAACCAAGTTATAAAAATTTTCTCTTTGGTATTCATAGTCTCTTTCTATATCATCCCCACTCTCAGCCTGATAAGGTACAACCTCAGAGTTATCAGGTATAATCTTAGGAACAATTTTATCTATAACACCAAGTTCTTTATCCATTCGTAATCTAGAATCTTTCGTCATCATGATTTATTATCATCTTCACCTGTCTCTGGATTATAACCTTGTGCATCTTGGAAGAATGACGTAGTTTCATTAAATCCGAAATCATCATCAGCATCAGCAGTTGAGGGACTTGGAGTAACTTTATATCTCTGTTCCCGTTTTGGTGATTTATCTGGCATGTCTGTATACTGATCAACTTGAACCGTTTTGATTACCTTAGCAGAGGTTACTGGTCCGTACAGATAGAATTTAGTAGTGAATGATAACGTATATATTAATGCTCTACGATTAGTAAAATCACCGTCATAGCTATCTTCATATCCAATACTATTTAAGACAATAGGAACATCTCTAGTAATACCCATATCACTCATATCATTAATAGTTAATGCATAGTCTGGTTGAAAATAAGGAAGAATCTGTTCTACAATTTGCAGAGAGTCATCAGATTGTTTAGCCATTATATACAATTCAAACTCTAAATTATATGGAACAGGCATATATTGAGTATCTAATTGTTTTGTGTTTGCTCCCTTTACTTTCTTAAATCGTTGAACTCTGCTCATCTTTCTAGTAGCATCATAAGCAAGATTTTTAATTTCAAAACCAATTCTAGGAAGAGTAATTGCAACCTGTTTTGTTAAATCTGCATCTTCACGCAAACGTACTAAAAACTTTTCTCTTGGACCGTATGCAAGAGGAACCTTCATGGTTTGTATTATTGTTCCAGAATTATCCTTACGAACAAGCTGAATATCATTAAACATCGAACCGAAAGAAATAACAATTTTTCGTATTGTTTCGTGATAAAATTGTTGTCCTAGCATTATGAACTACTCCCTACATCCCCAAATGGATTTGATTCACTGAAGTCCAAAATTGTCCTACTCTTGATTTCAAATAATTCATTTTGAGCTGTTTTATCTTGATCAAAGTCTCCTACTATATAGTCCTCCTGTAACAGATATGCATCATCACCACTATCAGCAGCCTGTTCAAGAATAATACTTTCACCAACAGAAGTGCTATCACTTTCACCAAGTATGTTATCACCATCTGTTTCTTCAAGTAGTAATCCAGAAGCAACATCGTCATCAGTACCATATTCCAATCTAATATCTTCTGTAAC